TGAATTTTCAACCCAGCTAAACGAACAAAATGACACACCATTTGAAATAGGCTATGTTGATGACCCAACTGATCACGAAGTTGAGATTATCAAAAAACAACTGCAACAATGGACCAAGCTTAACAAATTAGACCAGCGTATCTTTAAACTGTTCCGTAATACCATCAAGTATGGTGACCAAGTGTTTGTAAGAGACCCGGAAACATTTGAAATGATGTGGGTTGACATGAGCAAGGTTGCTAGAGTTATTGTGAATGAAAGCGAAGGGAAAAAACCTGAGCAATATATCATTCGTGACATTAATCCTAACTTTCAAAATTTAACAGTTGCAGCAAAGACCACTACAGACTTTATGGTTAATCCGCCTACTGGTGGTTACATGGCCGCAGGCGGCGGCGGTTCTACAGCACCAAATTCTACTGCTGGCAATCAAAGTCGTTTTACTCGAGCAGTAAATGAAACTTGTATTGATGCCAAACATGTAGTTCACATGAGCCTAAACGAAGGACTAGATACATTTTGGCCTTTTGGTAAAAGCATTTTAGAAAATATTTTCAAAGTATTCAAACAAAAAGAACTGCTGGAAGATGCTATTTTGATCTATCGTGTACAACGTGCTCCAGAGCGCAGAGTGTTCAAGATTGATGTGGGCAATATGCCCACACACATGGCCATGGCTTTTGTAGAACGTGTTAAAAATGAAATGTGGCAGCGCCGTATTCCCACGTACAATGGCAGTGGCCAAAGTGTAATGGATTCTAGCTACAATCCGCTATCAACAGGTGAAGACTTCTTTTTCCCTGTAGGAGCCGACGGTCGTGGATCTAGTGTAGACACACTGCAAGGTGGATCAAATCTAGGTGAAATTGACGATTTAAAGTATTTTAACAACAAAATGGCACGTGGTTTGCGTGTACCTTCAAGCTATTTGCCCACAGGTCCAGACGATTCAAGTGCTGCCATGAACGACGGTAGAGTAGGCACAGCACTAATTCAGGAATACAGATTCAATCAATATTGCGAACGACTGCAAGCATTGATCTGCCAGAAACTTGACGACGAATTCAAGATGTTCTTGCGTTGGAGAGGGTTCAACATTGATGCAGGATTGTTTAATATCAAGTTCAATGCACCACAAAACTTTGCTAGCTATCGTCAAAGTGAACTGGACAACACACGTATTACTGCATTCCAACAAATGGAACAGTTGCCCTACATGAGTAAACGTTTTATGTTGGAGCGTTTCTTAGGTCTCACCGAAGACGAAATTGTACGCAACGAAAAAATGTGGAGAGAAGAGCGAGACACTCCAGATCTACAAACCACACAAGGCCAAGACTTACGATCTATTGGTATTACCCCAGCTGGTATGGAAGGTGATATTGAAACTGGAGAAGCCATGTCAGACCTTGCAGCACCAGGCGAAATGCCTGCTGATGCTAGTGGAGCACCCACAATGCCAGGAGCCCCTGGTGCCGGCGCCCCGCCACCTCCTCCATCTGTATAAATAACGTTATGATTCTCAACGAGCTTTACGATCGATCACCTTCTGCTTATCAAGATGTTGCACAAGACAACAGCCAGCCTACCATTGGTGATCTTCGTAAAACAAAACTCACACTCAAACAGCTTAACAAATTGCGTAAGATGAATGATGTAAGAACATTTGAATATAATGACAAGTTAAAATTAATCAAACTTCAATATTCACCGCCTCCAGCCCCTATGGCTTAATTTTTCATTGGTTTTGATAAAAAAACACCAATAAACCTCCCATTTTAGTAATTGATCGTAAATATAGGTATAGATTCGCCAACGGGGCTGAACATTTAACCTATAGGAGTTACTCATGAGTAAAAGTCAATTCGAACAACTAATCGAATATGTCATTAATGACGAAGAAGCAAAAGCACGTGAATTATTTCACGAAATTGTAGTTGAAAAAAGCCGCAATATTTACGAAAGCATCATGGAAGAAGCTGATGATGCCGATACCCAAGAGGTGGAAGAAGGTATGGACCAGCCACTTGGTGGCGATCAAAGCGACAGCTTAATTGCCGGTATTGAAGCTGATGAACAAATGGAAGACGACGACGAATTTGGTGATGAAGAGCCATTAGACGGCGACGACATGGGCGACATGGATGACATGGGCGGCAATGACGGCGAAGCAGCTACCAAAAGCGACATCATGGACTTGGAAATGAAACTAGATGATTTCATGGACCAACTCATGAGCGAGTTTGAAACTGAACTCGGTGGCGACGAAGGTGGCGAATTTGATGACACACCCGACATGACTGGTCAAGAAGTTGATGATGACGAATTGGAAACCGAAGGCATGATGGAAGCTGTGACTCTTAAAGCAGCCCCAAAGCCAGTAACCAGTGAGCCAGCTGGCACAAACACACGTAGTATCAACGACAACAACTCTGGCTCTAAAGGTCCAATTGGTGGTGCAGTTAAACCTGTACACATGACTGGTACCGAAGCACAAGGTCGTGCAGCACCTGGTACTAAAGAACTAATTGGTAAAGTTGGCAACAGCCCAGCTGGTACAACCCAACAACCAAAGCCTGCTACCAAGCCACACTTGGCACAAGCTACTGGTGTTAACACCAAGAGTCCAAATCTTGGCCGTAAGGGCTAATCTGCAATGAAACGTTATCTACAGGAACATCTGAATTACTCACAGGCCAAGATGCAAGTCTTGGCCGAAGATGCCCCTGACGGTAGTGGTAAAAACCTGTACATGGTAGGTATTTGCATTGAGGGCGGAGTCCGCAATGCAAATGACAGAATATATCCTGTGCATGAAATTTCCAAAGCAGTACAAACAATTAACGAGCAATTAACTGATGGTAACAGTGTTTTGGGTGAAGTAGATCACCCAGAAGATTTAAAAATCAATCTGGATCGAGTTTGTCACAGTGTAGAAAAAATGTGGATGGACGGTCCTGCAGGATATGGTAAGTTAAGAATATTACCCACACCGATGGGTAACCTGATCAAAACTATGTTAGATTCAGGAGTAAGATTAGGCGTTAGTAGTCGCGGAAGCGGCAACGTTAATGACGCAAACGGACATGTCAGTGACTTTGAAATCGTCACTGTCGATGTTGTTGCCCAACCCAGCGCACCCCACGCATATCCCAAAGCAATTTATGAAGGTTTCATGAACATGAAGTACGGTCATAAAGCTATGGAGATTGCCAAGGATGTTGGCAAGGATAACAAGGTACAGAGATACTTGAAAGAGGAAGTAAAGCGCCTTATTCAAGATCTCAAACTATAAGGAGTAAAGCATGCTAGATGCTATTAAACCATTGCTAGACAGCGGCCTTATCAATGAAGATGTTAGTCGAGAACTCAACGAAGCTTGGGATCAAAAACTAACTGAAGCAAAAGAAATGGTCCGAGCAGAACTCCGAGAGGAATTTGCTCAACGTTATGAACACGACAAAGCAGTGATGGTAGAAGCCTTAGATCGTATGGTAACAGAAGGTCTTGCCGCCGAAGTTCAACAAGTACAAGCTGAAAAGCGTGCTCTTGCTGAAGATCGTGTCAAGTTCACTACTAAAATGAATGAATCAGCCACAAAGTTTAACAACTTTTTGATTACTAAATTAGCAGAAGAACTTGGCGAATTGCGCTCAGATCGTAGAATGCACACTGAAGGAATGCAAAAGCTAGAAAACTTCGTTGTACATTCACTTGCTCGTGAAATTACTGAATTTGCTGCTGACAAGCGCGACTTGGCCGAAACCAAAGTCAAACTTGTACGTGAAGCACGTGGTAAACTCACAGCTTTGCAAACACGTTTCGTTAAGGAAAGTGCTGCTAAGTTGAGCGAGAGAGTTGGCCGTCATCTCAAGTCTGAACTAACACAACTGCACGAAGACATCAAAGTTGCTCGCGAGAACAATTTTGGTCGCCGTATCTTTGAAGCATATGCTGCGGAATTTGGAGCTACTCATCTGAATGAGAACGCTGAAGTTCGCAAGTTGCACGACCTAGTCGAACACAAAGATGCACAACTGGCGGAAGCCATTAAAATTGCTCGTCAAGCCAAAACACTTGTCGAGTCCAAAGACCGTGAAATACGTATGGTTAAAGAAGGTAATGAGCGTTCACAGCTCGTGGCCGACTTGCTTGCACCTCTTAACAAAGAGAAACAAGAAACCATGCGTGAATTACTGGAAAGCGTACAAACAGCTAGACTGAAGAACGCATTCGAAAAATATCTACCAGCTGTACTAGCTGAAGGCCGCCCAGCAAAATCTAAACAAGTGATTGCTGAAAGTGTGTCAGAAGTAACTGGTGATAAAACTGCCCGTAGCCCTGAAGTAGATCGCAGCAATGTGATTGATATCAAGCGCCTGGCAGGGCTCTAAGCATTAATTAAGGAGACTTAAATGTCACAACAACTATTAGAATCCCGCTGGGACGAAACCAAAGAGGCACTTCTTGAAGGCCTAAAAGGTAACCGCCGTAACAGCATGAGTGTTATTCTTGAAAACACTCGCAGATACTTGAAAGAAAACGCAAGTTCTGGTTCCACAGGCAGTGGTAACATCGCCACATTGAACCGTGTGATCTTGCCCGTTATCCGACGTGTAATGCCAACCGTTATTGCTAACGAGTTGGTTGGTGTTCAGCCTATGACTGGTCCAGTTGGTCAAATC